CCATTTAATAATTGAAAGGCTTAAATGGGGCTTAAAATAGCAAAGGGGTCTACCCTTATATAAAACCAAAAGTTTTCTAATGGAAAACACACAACCAATTTTTTAATTTTTTTTCCTATGTCTTATGAATGTAACCACAAACATCGTCTTCGAAATCCTGCAAAACAGCCAAAAAAAAATATCAGTTATGCAAGGCGGAACAAGGTCTGGCAAAACTTACAATGTATTGACTTGGTTTATCGTGAAATTATTACAAGAGAAGGGAAAAACCCTAACCATTTGCAGATCCTCGTTGCCATCCATAAAAGGCTCAGTGATGAGAGACTTTATCGAAATACTATCGAAATATGGATTATACTCAGAAGAAAAGCACAACAAATCAGAAAATCTTTACTTCTTAGGAGGCAACATCGTAGAGTTCGTCTCTACCGATCAACCACAAAAAATAAGAGGTCGTAAAAGAAACTACTTGTTTATAAACGAGGCTAACGAGGTAAATTACGAATCTTGGATGCAGTTAGCATTAAGAACCACAGAAAAGATTGTAATTGACTATAACCCTTCGGATTACTACTCTTGGATTTATGACAAGGTTGTTCCTAGAGAAGATGCTGACTTTACCATCACTACCTACAAAGACAACCCATTTCTTGAAAAATCAATCGTAGATGAGATTGAGAGGCTTAAAACAGCCGACCATGAATATTGGCGTGTATATGGCTTAGGAGAAAGAGCAATATCCCAAGCGACCATTTATACGCATTGGAAGCGTAGAAGGAACTTCCCTGATGGCGGAGATGTGTTTTACGGACTTGACTTTGGCTTTAACAATCAAACAGCCCTTGTTAGGGTTAAGAACTTTGATGGCGAGTTATTTGTGGACCAATTAATCTACGATACAAAAATGTCGACTGCTTTACTAATTGATAGGATGAGGTCATTAGGACTTGATAGGAACTCTGAGATATATGCCGACCCTGCTGAACCGAAAACCATCTCGGAGGTGAATAAGGCAGGATTTAACTTGAAAAGTGCTGTTAAAGATGTTTATGCAGGAATCAACAAGGTAAAATCATTTCCTTTGCATATTAGGTCAGAGTCCTTAGATTTGCTTGATGAGATTAAAAACTACAAGTGGAAGACCGATACAGATGGCAATACACTTGATGAACCTGTGAAGTTTCGAGATCACTTAATGGACTCTATGAGGTATGCCATATACACAAAATATGCGAAACCTAAAAGAGGGTGGGTTGTATAGCATAAAAATTTGTTACTTTTGTAAAAATAATATATAGCGTGAATTTAACGGACATACTAAAGGCAGCTAACCCTTTTCAACAGAAGGCAGCTCCAAAGGTGACTTTTAACAATCCTTTTACTGATTTCGGTGGATTGATTGGCGGAAGAACACTTTATCCAGAATTAGACCAGCAAAAATTTGTACTTGACTATAAAAACAATAGTGAGGTATATGCTATCATCAAACGTATCTCTAAAACTATTTCTACTGTTCCTTTCTATGTTTATCAAGTAAAGAACAAAAAAGAATTAGCAAGATACAAGTCAATGCTAAGTAATGCAACATCTACTACAGATATTGCTAAAGCTGAGTTAGTTCGTGTAAAAGCAGTTGCTGAGATTGCTGATTCACCTTTAAACGATTTGCTAGAAAAACCAAATGAATATCAATCATTCTCTGAATTTATCGAGAGTGCTGTAGGTTATAAACTAATTACTGGTAACACTTATATCTGGGCGAATAGACTAGAGTCTGGTAAGGTTGCTGAACTTGTTACACTCCCATCTCAATACGTTGCCATTATTTCTGATGGTACAATAAATGGGGTTGAAGGTTATTCTTTTACGCTAGTTGGATGGGATCAATTAGATGCGAAAGACGTAATCCATCTAAAATACTTCAACCCTTACTTTGACACTAACGGTAATCAACTATATGGTTTGTCGCCTTTACAGGCTGCTTACAGAACTGTTCAACGTTCTAACGATGCGAAGGACACTTCAGTAGGTATGTTACAGAATCAAGGACCTAAAGGTATCTTGTCTGCTGATGAATCAAATGATTTTGGACCAGAGGCAGCAGGAAAGCTTAAAGAAGATTTTTACAATCAGTACGGAACAAAAACTCAAGCTGGTATTTTAAAGAATGCTGGTAAGATTTTGATTGCAGGTGCAAAGTTGAATTGGATTAACATGGGTTTAAGCCCTATCGACTTGCAGTTGTTAGAATCAGAGAAAGTAACACTTAGAGAACTTTGTAATGTTTACGGAGTGAACTCTGCTTTGTTTAACGATCCTGATAACAAGACTTATAACAACATGAAGGAAGCTAAGAAGGAAATGTTGACTCAAGTAGTTCTTCCTGAGTTAGTAGCTCTTCGTGATGCGTTCAATAGATTCTTCTCAACAGAGATTGGTCAAGGTTACTATATCGATTTCGATTTGACAGTATTTCCTGAGTTACAAGAGGACATGAAAGAGCTTAGTGCTATTCTTTCTCAATCTTGGTGGATTACTCCAAACGAGAAGAGAGCTGCTATGCGTTATGATACTATGGAAGGAACTGAAATGGATGAGATATTTATCCCAGCAGGTTATTTGCCTATAGATGAGTTGACTATGTTACAAGACCCTAGAGATGCTCAACAACAAAGTGATTATAATTTGCCACCTGTAAAAAGTGAAGGTTTTTTTTTGAGTAAGAACGAGCAAGTAGATGAAGTGTATGCAAAGTACAAGTCAATTACTAACATGAGCTACTCAGAATTAGAAGTCTGGTCAAATACAGAGTGTTCTAAAAAAGCATCACTTGACAGAAGCCCTATCACTAGAAACCTAAGACTATTGTCTAAGAAGAAAGAAGATTGGACTACAGCAGATGCGGAAGATGCAAACAGAACTATAAGCTTTGTGAGCAGAATGAAAGGAGCAGAACAAGGTAAACCAGCATCAGAAGGTTGTCCTTCTAAAAGAGATATATCACTTAAAAATTGGGCTTACGATCCATCAAAATAAATACTATGAAATCATTTGACGTCTTAGAAAAAACAATTAATAACCTTTTAGAATTAAAAAGGTTAACTGAGAAAAACACTAAGGGTATTAATCATGCAAATAAACTTATAGCATCTGGAGATGTAATCAGACCTGATAGTTGGGTAAGACCAACGGCTGAAATGGAGAATGCGTATTTAGAGGAAAATGGATATGATAAATACTGTCTATGGTTTCTTGGTGTAGACCCAGAGCTTAGTGAAGATACTAAAGGTCATTACGGCTATATTTATACTTCTGACTTCAAAACTGTAGACAGAAGAGGATTATCAGCGATAAGACAATATGCAGCTCAAAACAATATGAACTCAATTTTTGCAGCAGCAGGAAAAATGATTGAAGCTATAGACGCTAAAGAATAATGGCTAAACCACTTACACCATCACAGCAGTTTGCTTTGCAACAAAAGATTGCAAGGAAATCAATCAGAGAATTTCAGCCTAAAATAAAAGAGGCTTTACAAGCTGACTTTGATAAAGCTGCTCAAATGGTTGAGGCTTTAGGGGTAGAACAAGCGGCTAATAATCGTGCAGGATTTTTTACTGGCGATAAGATTAATAATATTTTACGAACTTTGTATGAATCAACTGGCGGTTATACCGCTATGAGATACCAACAGATGTTTGAAAAGAATAAGAAAGCGGAAGAGATTGACCTTGATCCTTTAAACATTTTGGATGAGTGGTTAGTATTTATGTTATCTTATTGGACTGCGATTAGCGGACCAAAGATGTACGGCATAGAGAATACTACTGAAAACGAAATAGCTCGTATATTAGCGAATGTTATAAAGTATGGTCGTGAGAATGGATTGTCGCAAAATGAAGTTAATTCATTGGCAATACAAACTCTGAGAGAAGGGAAGATAAATAACGCAAGGAGTTTACTTATAGCAAGGACTGAAAGCCATCAGGCATTAAGTACAGGTGCTATAGGTGCGGTTAGGTTAGCAGGTGTTCCAGTATTAAAACAATGGATAGCTGCTGAATATCCAGCTAAGAGTGGTAAGCCAAGATTATGGCACAGGGATTTAGATAGACAAACGAATCCTGACAACAAAGGTGTAAGAATCCCTGTTAATCAACCATTCCTAGTAAACACTCCTGACTATGGACTAATAGAAATGCAATATGCACATGATGCAGCAGGGTTAGCAGTAAATAACTGCAACTGTAGATGCTGCACAGTTTATATAGCTTAAATAAAAAATATGAGTAACTTTTATAACAAGAAAGCGGTAAGTGGTGCTCCAGTAGACATGGAAGATAATGGTAGAATTATTACAGTCTACTATTCTGCGTTTGGTAATGTCGACAGCGATGGCGATGTTATTGTACCAGGTGCATTCACTAAAACCCTAAAAGAAAACGGACCTAATGCCAAGAACAGAATCTGGCATTTATTTAACCATTCAACCGAGAAGCCAATCGCTAAACCATTCGAGATGATGGAAGATGGATTTGGCTTAAAGGCTAGAGTAAAAATGCCTAATACAACATTAGGTAATGATACTTATGAGTTGTATAAAGAAGGTCATATCACAGAACATAGCATCGGCTTTCAGACTATTAAGTCACAAGCGAAGTCAGGCTATAACGAAATCAATGAAATTAAATTGTTTGAGGGTAGTTCAGTATTGTGGGGTGCAAACGCAAATACACCAACAGTAGGAGTGAAGAGTCAAATAAAGTCTGTTCTTGTAGATGAGATGGGTAAAACTATCAAGTCTTTAAGAAACGGTCACTTTACTGATGAAACATTTGAATTGTTGGAACTTAAACTTAAACAATTACAACAATATCTTGCTGAGATGGAAGATGAAGAGTCAGTCGACCTTGAAGAACAACCGCAACCATCATCTGAAGGCGAAGTCGAAATGCCAGAAGATGAAGCATTGGAGGAAGAGGAAGACCCGATGATTTCCGTTGAAATCGAGATAAACAAATATTTACAATCATTTAAAATTTTCAACTAATGGTAGAAGAAATCAAAAGTGCTTTCGAAGGCGTTAAAACCGAAGTAAACGGTGCTATCGAAACATTAAAAGCTGATAACGCAGTTGCGGTAGATAGCTTAAAATCGGAATTAGAAGAATTAAAATCTCAAGTTGCTGTAGTAAAAGATGCTGCTGACAAATTAGAGGCAAAAAACAATCGTAAGACAATGAGTGAAAATCAAGTAAAAGGGTTCAACGCATCCCTTGCTGAAGCAATCGAAAAGAATGCTGACAGTATCGCAAAATTAGGTCGTGGTGAGCAGAAGCGTTCTGGCTTTATCTTAGACACTAAGGCAGTAGGCAACATGACAGAAGCAGTTAACTTAACAGGTGACATCCCAAGACAATATGCTCCTCAAGTATATGCTCTTCCTTCTCGTAAGGTGCATTTGAGAAGTTTATTACCAGTAGGAACTATTTCTACAGGTTTATTTACTTTCCCTAAGGAATCAGGTGGTGAAGGTGATGTAGCTCCTCAAACACAAGGTAGTGCAAAAGCTCAAGTAGATTTCGATATCACAATGACTGATGCTCCTGCTCAGTACATCGCTGGTTTCGTAAGAATCTCTCGTCAAATGTTAGATGATGTACCTGCTATGACTTCATTCTTACAAGCTCGTTTGTTAGAGAAGTATTTATTAGCTGAAGATGCTCAGTTATTGAACGGTAATGGTACTGCTCCTAACTTGACTGGTTTAACAATCAATGCTGCTGCTTTCAGTGGTGCTGCTACAGTTGATGTTGAGCAATTAGTACAAGCTATTGCACAGGTTTCCGCTAGTAACTATTCTGCTAATGGTATCTTAATCAACCCAACTGATTGGGCTGCTATCATGAATACTAAGAATACTAACGCTGCTTATAGCCTTCCAGGTTCTACAGTTGTTACTACTGATGGTACTGTTACTATCGCTGGTATCCCTGTGTTCCAATCAACAGCAATCGCTGCTGATAAGTTCTTAGTAGGTGACTGGTCAATGGGTGCTCAAATCATGCAAAATCAAGGTATCTCTGTTCAGTTCTCTGAAATGGATAGCGATAACTTCCAAAAGAACTTGATTACTGTGAGAGTTGAAGCTCGTATTGCATTCCCTATCTACTACAACAGTGCGTTTGTATATGGTGATTTCGGTAACGTAGCTTAATCTTAGATTAATCTAAAATACAAGGGGGCAGCCGCAAACTGCCTCCTTTTTTTATGTCCGCTATATTTTAGTTATTTTTGTAAAAACAATGGCATAATGCAAATAGTAAGAGATATTACAACCACAGTAGCACCTTCAGCAACGGTGGTTACTTTAGCGGAAGCTAAAAATTACCTTAGAGTAGATTACAGCGAAGATGATACTTTGATTACATCTTTAATCAATACAGCTCAAACAAGACTTGAGCAATATGCAGGTGTCGCAATGACTCCTAGAACATTAAGAGTTGTAGCTTATGTAGATAGCTTTATAGAGCTACCTTATGTTCCTACAAACACAATATCAGTAGTCGAGTATTGGGATAGCACAGCTTGGGTAGCAATGTCTGTTGGGGATTACCAGGTACTTGGTGAAACCACTAAAAAAATCTACATGACTAGCATTTTTGATAACGAGTTTAGATTTACTTACACTTGTGGTTATGCTACTACTCCTGCAACAATGAAGACTGCCCTTTTAAAGATGGTTTCAGACCTTTATGAGTACAGAGAGTCTTCAGTTGAGGCAACCAAGCCTTCAGCTAATTTGATGACCGCATACGAGCTTATGAAGCCATTTAAACGCATAAACGTAATTATCTAATGATAGGAAGATTAATGAATAGGATTACTTTTAAAAGTAAGACTAGCGTATCAGATAGTGCAGGTGGTTTTGTAAACACACTTGTAGATTATTATACTTGTTGGGCTGAAATAGCTAGAGATAGCGAAAGCAAGACTAATTTGGTAGAAAAAGATTCTATTAATAATGATATTACATTTAGAATAAGATACACTACTTCAAAAGTATTTGATAATAAATTAGTTATATCATTTAAAAATAACTTATACTTAATCAATTCAGTTATAAACGAATCTGATCGTAATAAGTATTTTATGATTAGCTGCTCAACAATGAAATAATGGCTGCATTTTCAATGGGTATAACTGGCTTAGACACTCTAAGAGCTAAATTTTCTAATGCTTCCGAAAGACTAGAGAAGCACGTTGCAGAGGCTATAAATCAAACTGTTGTTAATATTCAACAAGATGCTAAAGCTGAAGTAAACGTAAAAACAGGTGCATTACAAAGAAGTATAACACATAGAAAAACAGATAAAACAGGCACAGCTTATGTTAGTGCTGGTAATAAGAATGTTAAATATGCTCCTTATGTCGAATTTGGAACAAGACACAACATTAATTTACCTGCACTTATTAACATAACCCCAAGTGAGCAAAGTAAATTTGCTAGGCAATATATAGTACAAAGCCCTAAAAAGTTTACCAATCAGGCAACTAGACCATTTTTGATGACCTCTTTTGATAAGAGGTATAGTCAACTTATATTCAAGATTAAAGAATTTAAGATATAAATATATTTCGTTAAATTTGTACAAAATCAATACCATGACAATTACATTAAACGAAGAGCAGGTAAAACAATTAGACTCATTCATCCAAGAATTGCCAACTAAGTATGGTTTACCTTT